ACCAGCAGGAGAGTTGGTAGAGTTCTGGAACGTCAAGTCTGGCAACACACGCCATACGAAACCGAAGTTGTGACCGTCACCGATGTCAAACTCAGACGAAGAGATGTATGCGTCAATAGCCGCAGGGGTGGCAGTAGCCGAGTCGTTCAAACCATTCTCATGGTACACAGTCAAACCTGTGCCAGCGTTGGCGTCATACGTTGTCGCCATTGGGTAATCGCGCAAGCCAGAGTCAAGCCAAGCGGAGCGGCCCATTGTGCCGTAGTACCAGATTTTCTCTAAGTAGTTGTACACCACATAGCGGTCGTTCTGCGTAGCGTTGGCAGAGCAATAGAACCACCACACTTCATTGAAGCCTTCGTTGGTGCCGCACACGACTTGAGCAGCTTGGGACTGATTGAAGTCTTGGAACACGTAGCGGCGCAGGTCACAGTTAAGCGTTTGCACACGGCCATCATAGGCATAGAACTTATCCACGCCCATCCAATACACAATACCGGAAGCGATGATGATGGCGTTCTGGCCAACGATAGAAATGTTGTCACCAAGAAGCTGCGGTGCCCACACGTATGGGGGGCCAAGGTATTGCAAAGAATACGCAGCCGAATCAGTCAACACAAAAATTTCTTGGCGGGTCTGCACAGCGCAGATGATTTCAGAGCCATGCGACAAAAGAGTAAAACCTGCCTGATTGGTGGCGTCTGGTGTCCAGTTGTAAATGTCGTCCTGCGCTGACCAGCGAATCAGCATGGGGTCAAGCGTTGTGGAGCCGTAATCATTTGTGCCGAACACAATGATGAAGCGCGACGAGTCCGACACTGTCAAGGTATTCTGAACAATAGGACAGTCAACAATGTTTGACACAGAACCTGTGCCAGTAGAGGTAGTAGATACTTCAGCGCCAGCGGCAGTAAGCAGGTTGAAAGTCAGCCCGTTAACTTGGAAAACGTAATACGTTGTGCCTGCGGTAATACCGGTTGGCAAAGAACCACCAGAGAACTGAAGCGCCGCGCCTTCCGTGTATAGGATGGTCGATGTCACCACAGTCGGCACAAGAGTCACAGCGCTGTTTGTAAACGAGACTGTGCCGCCAAGAGTATTAAGTGCAACGCCACGGCTGTTGACTGTGCTGGTCGCATCCCAGTAATAAAGACCACCACCACGGGGGCCGAACACCAAGTCTTCGCCGTAGTTAACCTGACTCCACAAGCGCAGGGGGAACAACGTAGCTGCGCCACTACCCCAAGGGCCTGAACCCCAAGGGCCCGCACCCCAACCCACAACGGGAAGGGCGGAAGCTGCGCCAACGTTAATTTGATAAGCCGCAACAACGGAAGCGCCGCCGTAGGAACCAGCACTCAGCGCACTGGCTGTTGTGATTGTGTATGTATCGTCGCCTGTTACAACAACTTGGTATTCGTCGTTCAGAATCGTGGCGTATGTGCCTGTGGCACCACTGAAAGTAACAAAGTCGCCGGTCACGCATCCATGCGCAACGTCAGTCACAACAACCGTGACCGTGCCGTTAGCAGTAAATGGGTTTGAACCAAGTGTCTCGGTGTCGCGGATGGGGGTGATGTCAAAGTACACACCGCCCTTTTCAATGTAGAACTTAAGGTTTGTGCCAAGACCCAAAAGATTGGGGCCGTTGAGCGTGATCCAATTCCACAAGGAACGGCAAACACCGAGAAAGGTGTTAGAGGAAAGACGTTGCCAGCCGCCAATTACTTCTGGATTGCCTTGACGAAAGCGCACCTTGTCGCACTCGTACCAACCGCCTTCGGTGGTGTAGCGCGTATTCTCCCGGTTGACGCCCGGCTTAAACAGAATTTTTTGTAATGGCATCGGCAGTCCTAGGATAGAAACAGTGCTTTTTCAGCGTCCCTGCGCTTTTTTAGCCCTGCAAGAATTTTACCCCCACCCATGCAGTACAGCAAGAGCGCATCGGCTGCGCCTTCTAAATCGCCACGATTAAGTTTCATCCGAATAGACGAGCGCTGAAACCCACCCAATCCGGCATTGAAGGAAAAGCTGACACACGCATCGAAAGCCCCTTGACGACCAGATACAGGGGGAGCAAGTCTAAGAACACCGCGTTCAAAACTAGCGATGTCATCGTCGAATAATTTATAGATTTCTTCTTTAGACCAAACACGGTTGTCCTCCGGTTTCAACGGGTACTCACTGCGGATCATTCCTGTGTAGCCTTCTTTCCTAACTACAGGCAGGCGGATTTGATCTTGGTACAGCACATGGCCGTAGCCAATTGTCCAGATTTGAGCAGGGCACAGGTATGGTTTAGTCCTGTACCCCTCGTACTGGTGCATCAGTTTAGCGCCAGCTTCGCTCAGTTTCACTTCTTGCTCCAGCCGCGTGAGCCAAACCAGTAGCCAATGATTGCACCCAGCATAGCCATCTCATCGCTTGAGAAGATCACATCAGACAGACGAACCAAGTCGTCCATGGTCAGAACCAACTGCGGGTTGTTGTATACGTAGAACGCAATCCAAGCGTTAATCAGGCACAGTTCAGTTACAAAGATGTAAGTGATTGTTGGGCGCACTGTACCGACGTAACTAGAAACCCAACCTGCTGCCTTAGCCAACACCGCCTTATCATGGTCATAAGCTGCGACAGTCATCTGCGCATCGGTTTCCATAGCAATTTGATCGGTACGGATTTCTTCCATACGCTCTTGGGCGGCAAAGCCCTGAGCCATCATTTGAAGCTGAAGCTCCATCTGCACACGAGCCAAAGCAAGCTCATGTTTCTGGTCATTCTTGTTTTGGAAGAACTCCAGCAGTTTGGGCAAGCCGGAGATCAGCAAGCCGCCAAGGGTTGAGAATAGTGAAAGCATTACAGTCCTATCATTCCAAGTAGTTTATCGACAATTTTCCCCGCCAACTCGTCTGGCAGGAAGCGGAGCAGGCCAAGCACCCACCACGCAATACACAGCCTGACAAAGACTTTACAGAAGAGGTCAAACTGTTTTTGGTATTCATTCACCTACCACACCTTGATCTGGCGCACAGGTCAGAAACTTCACTGATACCCCAACCAACAGCGCCAATAAACATCACAATAATCACAATGGCAACTGCCCACTGCATTTGTTCAGCCTCGGCTTCTTTGCGCTTTTTCTCTTCAGCGTGTAAGGCCGCCATTTCTTTGGCATCATCTCTGTCCATTTCAGCTTGAAGGGCCTTGGCGGAATTCCATACGTCTATGCGTCCAGCTTGCATAAACAACATTTTTAACTGTTCTTCAAACCGCTTGGCTTCATCCAAAGCCATTTCAATTTGTAACGCCGCACCAAGGTTAGACTTACCGCCCGTACGCTTGGCTTGGAGCATTGCCTTGGTAGCGGTTGACTTGGCATCAAAGAGCTTAGAAATTGACGGCGTTAGACCTGCCAGATCACTAGCCACTTTACTAGCTTTTTTAACAACGCTGATTGCGCTTTGTAACCCATCTAGCGCCGCAATCGGGTCGATTGGAATCATGACCAAATCCAGAAAATCGTAAACGTCCCCCACGCAATGAAGGTGAGGATACAGGCCGCAATCACAAAGATTTTAGCCAGATCGCGCATGGTTACGGGGCGTCAGGCCAAGTGACTGTCCAAGGGAAACCTGATTGAGCAGTGATGTCACGCAGTGCTTGACGGTACGTTGCCCATGTTGGTTTGTCTGCTGTGCTGTCGGCGATCTGCGTCCAATCTGATTCTTTTAATCTTTCGGTACGAGACGCACGCACGCTCGCCGATTGCTCTGCATCCTTCATGGCTTTATATGCAACTTCATCTGCCGCCGCAGTTTCGCCTGTAAAAATGGGGCCAAGCACATACTTGGTGTGCCACTTACCATCAATCTGCTCTACGCCTTGGCGCATTGAGTACTGATACACCGTGCCGCCGGTAGCTTGTGGGCCTTCAAACACAAGGTCTGCGCCGTGAGCATTGAGCCACTCTTCGGTTTGAGGGGCAACTGTAATTAACTCTGAAGGGTTTTGGGACAGCAGCAACTCACGGAACTCATTCCAAAACATTACTGCGCCTGATTCACGAATTCTAATTTGCATGATTGTTCCTTACGCTATTGTCAAAAAGATGTATGTTCCACCAGAAGCATTTAGCCCTGCGGGTGCGGCGGCGGTTACTTGAAAACCAACGCTTGTTGTATCCACATAATTTGTGCCTGTAACTTCAGCGGCGGTACTGTTTAAAAGC